GAAAAGTCTAGTTTCAGGCAGGGAAACGCGCCAAACCCCACCCCATGCCGCCCCCCACCCCCCTAAACGCCAATGAGCCTCCCCCTCATACCCCATACCCCCTAACCTACACAAACAACTACATATTTTTCAAAAATTTTCCCAAACTAATATGTCAAGTTACCAAGTATTATTTTTTGTTGGGTGTAATTCAGCCAACATCCCGTCCAATTACACACACCCCTTTGTTCTAAACACGTGGCAAACGTGGCAAGCTACCCCCACCCCCCATCGAATTACACAGCGAACAAAATACCGATCTGTAGTACCTAACCCCCCGGGTAGGATTCCTTACCTCCCCCTTGCATAAATATATTTTTATGTTACATTTGCCTAACTGCCGGAGATTCCGCTTACATGTCAGAACCGATAATGCCGCACATAGAGGAAAACATCCCTCTACCTAAAAACGCCGTAGATGCGTTCCCTGAACTGTCGCCCGCTGAAGAACTCAATATGAGAGCCAACGTGGTGAAGTTAATGTCTGACTTAACAGGCAAGCTGCTCATACCCACACAAGAGAATGCCGATCAAGCAAAAGAGATTGCCCGAGAGATGATTGCCAATCCGGGCACACGACCTGATTTTGCTCAGTATCCCAACGAGACTCTTGCCATGCTTGCGGGTATGGTGGCACAGATGAACGTGTCGATCGTAGACGAGTTGTCTGATCTAAAGCTATATGTAGTGAATAAGCTGGTGATGGAGGTCGAGAACGCCAAGGATGCCAAGACCCGCGTGTCTGCTCTATCTAAATTAGGTGAGATTGATGGCGTAGACGCCTTCAAGAAGCGTAGTGAAGTGACGCATAAGATATTGTCGATCGAGGAAGTTGAGAAAGAACTCTTGGACACTCTTGGCAGCTTAGAAAGCAAAGTAATCGACGTCGAAGCTCGAGAGATAGTGAAAAATGAATCAAAGCCTGACGCCTGAACAGCTATTTAAGCTGCGGCAAGCGGTGCCAACAATGCCCGAGAAGCAAAAAAGGCGCACTCTTGAGCTTCTCAAGACCTACGATGCCCAAATGACGCAGGATTTGAGCAAAGAAAGCTTCCTTGACTTCGTCAAACACGTCTATCCGGGGTACAAAGTTGGCCCTCACCACCTGAAATTGGCCCAGATTTTCGAGGATATCGCCAACGGCAAGAAGAAACGGGTGATTGTAAACATTGCACCCCGCCACGGTAAGTCTGAACTCATTTCATACCTCGCTCCAGCATGGTTTTTGGGCAAACACCCCCAGAAAAAGGTCATCATGGCCTCTCACACTGCTGATTTGGCGGTGAATTTCGGTCGGCGAGTGCGAAATCTGGTGGGGATGGATGCCTATAAGGACGTTTTTCCCCAAGTTGAACTACAAGTTGACTCAAAGTCGGCATCAAGATGGGGGACAAACTTCAATGGAGAGTACTTTGCAATTGGTGTGGGCGGCGCTCTTGCTGGGCGCGGTGCTGACCTATTTATTATTGATGATCCTCATTCGGAGCAAGACGCTAAAACTGGGCGACCCGATGTCTTTCTTCCTGCTTGGGAATGGTTTCAGTCTGGCCCTCTCCAGCGCCTTATGCCGGGCGGTGCAATCATTGTTGTGATGACTCGGTGGTCGAAACTCGACCTGACTGGGCAGATAGTTACACAAATGAACCGCGAAGAGGGCGTTGACCAGTGGGAAGTGGTTGAGTTTCCTGCAATTAAAGAAGACGGTGAGGCTTTATGGCCTGAGTTTTGGCCTGTGGAGGAGCTTTACGCCAAGAAAGCTGCGCTGGACGTCAGGTATTGGAATGCTCAATACATGCAGAACCCCGTCTCAGAAGAAGGCGCTCTTATAAAGAGAGAGTGGTGGAAGATGTGGGAAAAGGACGAGCCACCTGCGTGTGAATTCACCATCATGAGTCTGGACGCGGCGCAAGAAGCATCGAATCGGTCTGACTACAACGCTTTGACGACGTGGGGCGTGTTCTTCAATGAGGAAACAAATAATTACGCGATCATATTGTTAAACGCGATCAAGAAACGTCTGGAGTACCCAGACCTCAAGGCGATGGTGCTTGAGGAGTACAAGGAATGGCAACCCGACGCGTTCATGGTCGAGAAGAAATCTAACGGATCTGTGTTATATCAAGAGATGCGCAGGATGGGAATCCCAGTTGGGGAGTTCACACCGGGTAAAGGGCAGGACAAGATTGCTCGGGTGAACGCGGTTTCCAGTCTGTTCCAAGGAGGCGTGGTCTTTGCGCCGGACAGACGATGGGCAAAGGATGTCATAGAAGAATGCAACGACTTCCCTAGCGGAGCGAACGATGACTTGGTAGACTCCACAACACTGGCTCTGCTGAGATTCCGGCAGGGTGGGTTTATCCGTTTGGAGACTGATGAGCCAGAAGACACTTTCGTCAAGAAGATGTTCCGCAAAAAAGCGGCGTACTATTAAGGATAAATGATGGCAACCAACATGGACAAAGCTGTCTATACAGACGCACCCCAAGGCTTAGAGCAACTTGGTGAGGAAGAAGAGCCGATTGAGATCACGATCGAAGACCCAGAGTCAGTAAATATCAAAGGCCCGGGCTTTGAGATTGAAATGGAGGAGTCTGAGGACGAAGACGAGTTTAATAAGAACTTGGCTGAAGACATGGATGAGAGCGAACTAGTTCGCTTGTCAGGCGATCTCGTCGGCGAGTATGAAGCTGATGTCTCTAGTCGCAAGGACTGGATACAGACATATGTAGATGGGCTTGAGTTGCTGGGTATGAAGCTCGAAGAGCGTATGGAGCCTTGGCCCGGCGCATGTGGTGTGTTCCATCCAATCTTGAGTGAGTCTGTGGTTAAGTTCCAAGCTGAGACCATGATGTCTACGTTCCCAGCAGCAGGCCCAGTCAAGACTCAGATCATTGGCAAAGAAACACCTGAGAAGAAAAAAGCTGCTGAGCGTGTTCAGGTAGATATGAACTACCAGCTTACAGACGTGATGAAAGAGTTCCGTCCCGAGCATGAGCGCATGTTGTGGGGCTTGGGTCTGGCGGGCAATGCGTTCAAGAAGGTGTACTTTGATCCTAGCTTGGATCGTCAGGTGTCAATGTATGTGCCAGCAGAGGACGTAGTTGTGCCTTATGGCGCTTCGAGTTTGGACTCAGCAGAGCGCGTGACACATGTTATGCGCAAAACATCTAACGAGCTTAAGCGTTTACAGCATGAAGGTTTTTACCGAAATATTGACTTGGGTGATCCAGTCAATGTCATGGACGAAGTAGAGAAGAAGATTGCTGAGAAGCTGGGCTTCAGAGCATCAGAAGATGATCGCTTCAAGCTCTTGGAGATGCAGGTCGAGATGGACTTGCCCGGGCATGAGCATAAGGATGAGGACGGAGAAGAGACAGGGATTGCCTTGCCTTACATCGTCACTATTGAGAAGAGTTCAGGTGAAGTTTTAGCGATTCGTAGAAATTGGAGACCAGAAGATGAACAGTGTCATAAGCGTACTCACTTTGTGCATTACGGCTATATTCCGGGCTTTGGATTCTATTGTTTCGGTCTCATTCATCTTATTGGTGCTTTTGCCAAGTCTGGTACTTCTATTCTCCGTCAGCTTGTTGATGCTGGCACTTTATCGAATCTACCGGGTGGTTTTAAAACACGAGGACTTCGTACCAAAGGCGACGACACCCCAATAAGTCCCGGAGAGTTTCGGGACATGGACGTCCCAAGTGGCACGATCCGCGACAACATCATGGCGTTGCCGTACAAAGAACCGAGTCAGGTTCTGGCGGCGTTGCTCCAGACAATCATTGATGAAGGCCGTAAGTTTGCGGGTACTGTTGACTTGCAGATCTCCGACATGTCGGCTCAGTCCCCTGTTGGTACAACGCTTGCGATCCTTGAGCGGCAGTTGAAGACCATGAGTGCGATTCAAGCTCGTATTCATTACTCGATGAAGCAAGAGTTCAAGCTCTTGAAAGATATCATCCGCGACTACACCCCGCCTGATTACAGCTATGAGCCAGAAGAGGGTGACCGTCACGCTAAACAGAGTGATTATGACTACGTGGAAGTGATTCCAGTCAGCGATCCTAATGCAGCAACGATGGCCCAAAAGGTTATCCAGTATCAGGCGGCATTACAGTTGGCGCAAACCGCGCCACAACTGTATGACTTACCCCAGCTTCATAGACAGATGCTGGATGTTATCGGTATCAAGAACTACCAGAAGCTTGTGCCGATTGCAGAAGATATGAAGCCTCGTGACCCAGTTACAGAGAACATGAACATTCTCTCTAACAAGCCGGTCAAAGCGTTCTTGTATCAAGACCATCAGGCTCATATTGCTGTTCACATGGCGGCGATGCAGGATCCAAAAGTACAAAGCATCGTGGGTATGAATCCTCAGATGGCTCAGCAGTTACAAGCCGCAATGATGGCTCACGTATTCGAGCACTTGGGTATGGAGTATCGTAAGCAAGTTGAGATGACTATGGGCCAGACCTTACCTCCATATGAAGAGGAGAAGGACGAAGAACAAATGTCTCCTGAGATGGAGGTTCAAGTTTCTAAGATGGCGGCTCAAGCATCTCAGCGACTTCTACAACAGAATCAGCAAGAAGCTCAACAGCAGAAGAACCAACAGATGCAGCAAGATCCGCTCATCCAGATGCAACAGCAAGAATTGCAGATCAAGCAGCAAGACCTGCAACGCAAGTCTCAGAAAGACATGGCTGATATACAAGCGAAGATGGCTCAGATCCAAGTTGAACTCAAGCGTATTGAGGCCAATCAAGAGACAGAGGGAGCCAAGCTTGCACTACAACATCAAAACAATGAGAACCAACGACAGACCCGGCAAGAAGAGCAAGGGTTCCGTATGGGCATTGAGATGACTAAACATAGAGAGCAGTTGAGTCAACAAAAGCAAAAGACACCAACAAAAAAGGATGAATGATGTCCTACGAAGTAAAAAAAGCATTGGACTTAATGGTTCAAAGAATCGACGAAAAAGTCAAACAACTCGAAGAGGCCTTAGGAGCGAAATCTGCTAAGACTTACGACGAGTACTGCGGGATGTGTGGGGAAATTACAGGTCTGCTCACCGCTCGTAGATACATCACAGACCTGACGAAGAAAGCGGAGAATTTTGATGAGTGAAACCTTAGATCTTGGATTGGCAGTCGATTTATCGGCAATCATGCACAAGAAAGATGAAGAAAAGGCAACTCAACTGCCGAAGCCTGCGGGCTACAAAATCCTGTGCGCAATCCCCGAACAGGAGAAAGAGTATGAGGGTGATATCGGGATCATCAAAGCAGACGAGACCTTGCGATACGACGAACTGCTCACTACAGTTTTGTTTGTTGTTGACCTCGGCCCAGACTGCTATATGGACAAGGCAAAGTTTCCCACTGGGCCTTGGTGTCAAAAAGGTGATTTTGTGTTGACTAGACCCAACGCAGGCTCACGTTTACTCATCCACGGACGAGAATTCCGCATCATTAACGACGACTCAGTCGAAGGTGTTGTAG